CAAGATACAAGACAGGCTGTAATTACTGACTTACCAAAGCCACGACCAGCCTGAAGCTGCATGTCCTTGGGTCCATTCTGTAAAGCATCCGCCATAGCATATTGAGCAGCCGTTGGCTCCCCGATACCAAGGTACTTGAAACATGCCCACAGGTGGTTCCTGAAGTCTTCTAACATTTCAGGAGGTGTTGTCATATTAATCCTTTCGTCTGTCCTCTGGATCCAGCTTACCCATCCGTTCCCAGTCAGGATCTATTTCCTTAAGGATACGAATCATAGTTTCCAATCTTACAATAGAATTATCTAAAGATCTAGTACGATCAATAAGCTTAGTGACCATATTCCACACGCCATCAATCTTAGCCATCAGAGTATTCATCACCCACTTAAGCATGAAGTAAATACCACCGATGAGAATTATGGCAATGAATACAGGAAAGCCCAGAGTCTCAATTATTCTGATAATATCTGTACCTTCCATAGTATCCTCCTTTGATTAACCGGAACCACCACCCGGCTTCTTTCTACCCCGAGTAGGTTTTCTATTAGAAAGAGAAGGTGACTTCTTCTTATTAGCAGTCTTCTTCCCGGTATTACGACCTCTACCAGCTAGAGGATTACGAGGATCCGTTGCTTTACTCTTCTTAGTTTTAATCTTCATTAATCTTTTTCTTGAATAAGCCATGTTATCCCCCGAATTTAAAAGGAGCTTGGGTTGATATTTCCTTAAGTTCATCCATTACTTCTCTAGGAAGTCCCTCAAGGTCAGCCCTGTTATCGTTAATAACGCCCCGAATAACTTGATACAAGCCGGGGGTACATTTAACATCGTCTTCTAAATCTACCATAAGACGCATCATGAGCATCTCATTTAGTTCGTTAATTTTATTCACACGTTTCTCCTTACTAGCCCACCTTAAATCGTGGAGTGGCTAAAGGCTATAGTAGTAATTAAAGTATTCGAAGCTCCGGCAATATTAGCAGCTTCGTCTACATTTAATCCAATACGATAGTAGGGTGCTGAAGGCATTGCTGTAGAAGCAATAGTACCTACACTAGTTAAAGTTGAGCCTGTATCTACATCCGAGATAATCTCAACACTATCTGCTTCAGAAGACCAGCTAACACCATCGTTGGAGGTTTGTAATACGCACTTAACTGGCATACGATCTACTCCACCAGCAAACTTAGTATTAAGATCCACACTCATATATGCACCCATATTACCAGCCATAGTACAAGTAGTATTACCAGCAACACCTAGTACTTTCTGCGTCAAGTTGACAACACCAGAGCCAGCATGCACAGCAGTAATACCTGAAGAATCTCCGTGACCCTTACTGGAGTTATTAACTAATGCAACAAAGTTTGCAGCAGCAAGTTCTTTAGTTGTGCCTAAGCTAAACTCGTTAACATAAGCATTGGCTGTACCTGCTACCGGGGTGTAAGTTACCTTATCTCCACTACCATCTTCCAACTCAATGGACGCACTACTTACGGCTGTAATAGCCCCACCTGCGAAAGCAGCTCCAACATTAACATCTGTCAAGCCGTCCCATCCTCCACTATGAGCAATCGATGTGTTCCCGTCCGGGCCCTTAACAGCTTGTGTTAATGTAACAACGTCTCCAGCTACACCGACTGTAATCGTTCCATTGTGTCCACTTGATCCTTCCACGGCAATTTTAAAGTTAGCAGCAGCAGTATTTCCAGTTGCTCCAGAGTTAAACTCTAAAGCACCACTAGCACCGTAATCATTATCAATAGTATATGTCCTACTGGTTCCAGCCGTATCTATTAACGTAATTGTCTGCTGACCACTAGGAGAGTTCTGATCATCAGCAAAGGTAAATGTAGCTGTAGCAGCTGTATAAGGTACGTCATGGAAAGTACAAGTATTAGTAGCAGCTACCGCTGCCGTACCCTTATCTCCTGCTCCAGTAACACCAACCGATACTGTAATAGACTTACCAGCAAGATCAGTAGTCTCTGTCTGTGTAACTAGTGCATCACTTCTTGTTGTACCTAAAGCAGCTGCACTGTAAGCCGGTGTTGTTTTTATTTTATAGGCCCCCTGCGTAGATTCCGCAAAGGATCCGAGTGTTTTTAAAGCCATGAGTTATCTCCTTTGCGATATTAGGCCCATCTTAAATAATTAAATAATCTTCCCATGTAAGCGTGTGTATTGTTGCCGTCGCTCTTCGCACCAAAGCTATTTCCCAAGTCTCCATGAGAATTTGTTCCCAATCCAGCAGCATAGTGAGCGCAGTTTATATTGAGACCGCTGGTGAAAGACGTACCGTCATCCGTATGCTGCCTAGTATACAATATATCATTAGAACCAGCTTCTTGACCAGACCAATCCCCATCATCCCCCTCTACTTGTTCAGAATTTGCTATGTGAAAATGTAGAACGCCATATCTAACTGAGCATGAATCAGCATCGTGGTATTGAAAATTAGAGCCATGTCCATCTCCACTACCAGCGGAAAGATTATATGGACTTCTTCTACTACTCATAACAATAGCCGCTCTAAGTGTATAATGGCATCTATTATTCATAACACTAATGTGTCGAACTTGACCACCGCCAGTAAAACAATCAAACCATATTGAAAATGTAGATGTCCCCCCTCCTGAAAAAACATCTGCATCACCAGAATCAGGAACGGTAGTTGCATTCTTTTTAGTCCTATAAAGGATATTATTACTTATATCGACATCCTCAATTCTAGGCTGAACAAGTCCTCCAGTAGAATAGTCATCATAGTTTTCAATCATAAGACAGATACCCGAAGCCTTTTGAACCCCTTCTCTATGAGTCGGTATAGAAAGAGTAGAATCAGTTTCATAAGATATATCATTATAAAGACCACCTAATCCGCGACCCGGTCTGTGTGGACTACCGTATGAATCAGTAGTATATTGCCCAAGACCACCCGCAGCTCTATCAAGGTACGGAGTAGTATCAATACTATTTTCTGTAATACTAACACCCTTGTATCTGCCGTTAATCAAACGCAATCTAATACTAGCTAAGTGACCAGAAACCTTATTATCCTTAATAGTAATCTTAGTTGACCACGATGTAGCTAAATTAACCTGACCTATTGTTTGGTTTTCTGACCAAATACCGTAGATGCTTGTATTCATTAAATTAGAATATCTAGGAATATCTACACTAGGAACATTGTACAGTGCTGTAATAGTATTGTTAACAATATTAGTATCGAATCTACTCAATTCATTACCAAGACCAACAGATCCTTGTTCTGCATCTTGATTAGATCCAGTAGACCATGTACTGGGATCAGCAAATAAAGTATTAAGTGCAGAGTCATCCCCAACATCTACAGTTCCGACACCATCATCGAAAATAGCATCACTATTGTAGCTTACCTTGTGTCCTTGTCTATGGTATACCCCATACTTCATAACACCTTTAATTGTATTCCTAGTTATATTAGTAAAAACACCCCTACAATGCACTCCGGTAGAAAGAACTCTATTCGAGTGTGTCTTTTCTAACCTCTCTTGTGCAAATGTAGAAGAGAGATCCATAACATTATCAGAAACATCGGAATGGAAAGTATTCTCACGTATGTTAACCCCTATCTCTTTCACCTTGAATGTATTGTTCTTAACTACAGGTTTCATTACCGTGCCATAGAAGGAAACATTAAGCTCACTCATATCCATAAGAACTTTCATTCCGGTCGTTCCCAAGGTTACGCCTGTATACCCCTTAAACTCACAGTCATGGATATAAGGGCTGTAGTTTCCGTTCCCAATAACCAAGCCACCGCTACCTTCGGGTCTAAGGTTCTCAAAGAGACAGTTAGCAAACTCAGGCTCATAACATTTCATTGTTACAACACCCGCCTCACCAAATCCTGTGATCTTACAGTTTGTCATCTTAAAGTTTGAACAGTACTCTACGGACAAAGCAATTTCATTTCGAGTATAGATCCAAGTATCGTGATAGATCTGTCCTGTATCTGTTTTATCAAGAAGATTGTGTGGATCATCAACAGCAGCATGCTGTAGTCTTCGTGCATCTAGACCGGCTGAGGTTAAGGTAGTTCCACTACCGGGATCTGAAGTAATCTTCCAGACACCTTGGATTGGCGTAGCAACAGTAACACTGCCGGACATCCAGTCTTGGGTATCGATGGTATAGTACTCACCGTTTGTTAATCCATGATCTGTAGAACCATACTCTACGGTTCTAACACCATTAGCAATTGTTGTACCGGCACTGCCTCCAGAGCCATAGCCACCGGTAGCAATCTTCTTCCGCACAATACCCGGCCCCTCAATATCTACATTCTCAAACACGATATCATCCAATGTGGTTAAGATCTTAACACCTACACCCTCAGTAGTATTATTACCAATAGCCCCATCATAGTATAGATTCACTTCGTTGTCAAGATAATAAATATAATTAGCACCAGTTTTATCAGACCAGTCTACCTTTAACATCTCTCCTTTAAAAGCTCTGTCTGATCTTGGGAATTGGTCTTCGGGTCTATCTAACTTACCCTTGTAAACAAAATCCCAATCACTCTGCTCGAGCCATAAATAGCTACCATCAGCTACGTTTACAACAGTACCCTCAGTAGTAATCTGCTTAGTACCCGGATGAGACTTAGAGCTACTAAGTAAATCCTTCTTAACCTCATCAGCCTGAGCTACAGTAATCTTAAGCATAGGCTTACCACGATTAGCTGTATTAGGTTCGTACTTAAAAGCCCCGTTTCGAATAATAACCCCACCCACGCCTATAGTATTAAGCTGAGTAGTCACCTTATATGTCTTGTTATTCAAATCCAAAATCTTAGAACCAGAAGATAACTGATCAATGGCTCTATTTACTGCCGCAGTATCATCTGTACTTCCATCCCCAACAGCACCGAAATCCAATGGACTAACAGTGTTGTCATTTACTAGCCTTCCTGATAACTTTGTTGTCATTAGATTTCTCCTTAACCTATTTCAAAACAAATCCAAAAGAAATCGGATCTATCGGTTTTTGCCTTAACATATTTATTATAAATAGAACCGCTCGATCCAGCAGGTCCCACCGTTAAATGATACTTTTCTTCTGAACCTGAGCCATGCTCACTTGGCCCTAAGGCAAAATTTAATGGAATAATCGGATATATAACATTCGACCATTCAGTTGGGACGGAGGTATTACTTGTCGCTGCTGATATACCAGTTCCATAGTTATCTGTACCCCAAACATG